CTGCACCGTGGAGCGGGCGACGATCCCGATAGGTGCTTGAGACACGGCGAGGCGTGTGACCGCTGCAGCGTAATGGCAGCGCCGGATACGGTTACCGGCACCCATTCACACAACCGAGGCATCAGGTATGGAAGACCGCGAACTGTTGGAGATGGCGGCGAAAGCGGCTGGGTATCAAGTCGATACCGGCTTTGCAGACTGCCCGCTGATCTTTGGCGAGGACGCCGGCCACGATGGGCCGCGAGAGTGGAATCCGCTCGAAGACGACGGCGATGCGCTGCGGCTGGCTGCCGGTCTATGTCTGAATGTTCTGTCGTCAGAGGCTTGCGTTGTTGCAGAAGACGAAAAAGGCGTCGAGTGCATAGAGTATTTCTACGGGCCAGAGGACTACACGTCAGGCTGGCGCCGCGCTATCGTCCGCGCAGCCGCTGAGATCGGAAAGGCGATGCCATGAAATGGGCAAAGGCCAAAGACAAGGACGGCAATGTCCTCGATCGCGTGGCGGTGAGCGATGCCGGCTACAAGGTTGCGCGCTTCACCATCGACGGTCAGGACCAGTACCGCGCCAGCCTATCGGGTGAGTTCCTGCACTTCCCCGTTACTGACCCCAAGGAAGCGCAGGCTGTGTGCGAGCGCCATTACATGATCACGGGCGCCAGGCTGTAAAGACGGTGGCGTTCCCATCGTCACCGGTCTGGTCGCCGAAAGCAGCCCACCAGCGGCGGCCAGTTCGGAATTCCCACTCTCTTCTCCTATGGTTGCCTTCATACCTATTCGGTTCGATAATCAAACCGACGTGGGGATGTCAATGCCCCGAGCTACTGCCAAGGTCAATGCGACTGATGGCGTGTGGCCTATCACCAGATGAGAGATACGAGTTTGAGGCCGATCAATGAGAAAGGGCGAGCAGTCTGATCCAGGAAAGGGGCGCGAATCAGCGAAGCGCCAGACATCGACTGCGAAAGAGTCGCCGCTGAACCCGAAGCAACAGGCGTTCGTTGATGCCTACCTCATTTCCCTGAACGCCAAGCAGGCCGCAATCAAGGCTGGATACAGCGAGAAGACCGCAGAACAGCAGGGCAGCCGTCTGTTGAGCCATGTTAAGGTTCAGGCCGCCATCGCTGAAGCCATGAATCAGCGGGTGGAGCGCACCAAGATAGACGCCGATTATGTGCTGCGCCGCCTGGCCGAAATCGACCAGATGGACGTGATTGATATCCTACGCGACGACATGAGCCTCAAGCCTGTGAGCGAATGGCCGAAGGTCTGGCGCCAATACCTGAGCGGATTCGATCTGGCTGAAATGTTCGAAGGGGTCGGTGAAGACCGCGCGATGGTCGGCATTCTCAAGAGGCTGAAGTGGCCGGACAAGGTTCGTAACCTGGAGCTGCTTGGTAAGCACGTCGACGTGAGCGCCTTCCGTGACAAGGTGGAGGTTACCGGCAAGAACGGCGGCGCCATCGAGCACAGCCACGCCGTCAAGGTGGTGATCGTTCCGCAGAAGGCAAAGGCCGAAGTTGAGGTCAAGCCGCTGCAGCATGAGGCGAGCTGATGCGCTCCTGCGTGGAATTTGGTGATGCTCGTGCAGTCTACTCCTGCGCATTTCGCATAGGGCGCGTTGAATGAGCGCTGCGCTTGATCAGGAAGTCATCTGGGCGCCGACCGTGAGGCAAGAGGCCTTCCTTGCCTGTGATGACTTCGAGGTGCTGTACGGCGGCGCGGCCGGCGGCGGAAAGTCAGATGCACTGCTGATCGACGCGCTGTGCTTGCAGCATGGGGGGCCGAGCAACCCGAACCACCGAGCGGTGCTGTTCCGCCGATCCTTCCCTGAGCTGCGCGACCTGATCGACCGAAGCCTGGAGCTATACCCTCAGATCATCGACGGTTGCACAGAGAAGAATTACAACCAGACGGAGAAGGTCTGGACCTTCCCTGGCGGCGCAAAGGTCGAGTTCGGCTACCTGCAGCACGACAATGACCGCCTGAAATACCGTGGCCGCGCCTGGAACTACATCGGCTTCGACGAGCTTACGCTGTGGGCTACGCCGGTCTGCTACCTCTACCTATTCTCCCGCTGTCGGAGCGCAGACCGCACGTTGCCGCGCTACATCCGCAGCACCACCAACCCGGACGGCCCGGGCCAGAAGTGGGTGATGCAGCGCTGGGGCATCCAGGAGGACGGCGCCGAAACGAACATCCCGGTCGACATCGCGGACGAAGAGCAGGGTATCGTCACGACCATGCGCCGCCGGTTTATCCCTGCCAGGCTGGCGGACAACCCGCACCTTGGTGGAACCGGCTACCGCGAGGCGCTACTGCAGCTCGATCCAGAAGAGCGCGAGGCGCTGCTGAAAGGACTGTGGAAGGGCTCGAAGGTCAAAGGCGCCTACTACCTGAACGAAATGCAGAAGCTCAGGGCCGAGGGACGCATCCGTCGCGTGCCGTACACGCCGGGATCGCCGGTAAACACCTTCTGGGATCTCGGTTTCAACGACACGACGGCCATCTGGTTTCACCAGTACGTCGCCGGCGAGCATCGGTTCATCCACGCCTACGAGAACAGTGGAGAGAGCCTTGATCACTTCGCGGCCTACCTGCTGGCGCGCGGCTATGTGTTCGGCACCCACTACCTGCCGCACGATGCGCAGAACAAGAGCCTGCAGACAGGCAAGAGCGCTAAGGAATTGCTCGAGGGAATGCTGCCAGGCCACCACTTTGAAGTTGTGCCGCGTGTCGAGGCCGTACTGACCGGCATTCAGCAGACCCGCATGAAGATGGTGAGCAACGTCTACATCGACGAGACGGAATGCGCTGACGGTATCGCCGCGCTCGACAACTACCGCAAGAAGTACAACGAGAAGTTGGACGTTTACACCGAGCAGCCGCTACACGACCGCTTCTCGAACTATGCCGATGCGTTCCGCCAATGGGGCCAGGGCTACGAAATCACAAACCGCGGACCGAGCCTGTCGAGCGTTCGCCGCACCAGAAGCTGGAGAACCGCATGACCCGCCCCATCCTCGACCTATCCCAGCGCCACGCCGAAAAGGTAGATGGCGAGCTGACCTTGGTATTCACCTGGCTCGGCGAAACCGTGGCCGACTCCGAGCCCTGCGTCGTGCTGCTGCCGACCTACCGCGTACTGGCGCCCGGGCATTACAAGCCATGCGTGATCGCGCTATCCTCCGCCTACAAGTACGACGACGCGCGGTATCTGTGGGAGTCGGCAGGCAGTATCGCCAGCATTCTTGGCCTTGGGCCGAGCGCGACGTTCAAGGTGGCCGACAACATCCAGTCCGCGCTGCTGGCGCTGATCAAGATGCCGCCCAAGCCGGTGACCGAGGCGAAGGTAGTGGCTGACGCCATTGTGACGGAAGAAAGCGGCCGGCAGACCACGGCCGAAATTATCGAGGAAGTATGAGCGCTCCTGCGAAGGTAGTTTCAGAGGCTGACAGGCAAGACCTGATTACGCACGTTGACTACAGGCCAGAAACTGGAGAGTTTTTCAGGAAGACGAAGGGTCCTGGATGCATTGGTGGCATTGGTGCGCGCATGTGTACCAAGCCTGCGCGTGACGGTTATTACAACCTCTGTGTAAAACAGAAGCGCTATCTTGCGCACCGTGCTGCTTGGATAATCGTCAACGGTCTAATCCCGGAAGGGATGCAGATAGACCATATAGATCACGATCGAGGTAACAATCGCCTCAACAATCTGAGATTGGTAACCGTCCTAGGCAACAAGAAGAACGAGAGCAGGCGCAAGGACAATAAGTCTGGCGTAACCGGGGTGTGCTGGAATGATAGAGCGAAGAAGTGGCAGGCGTATTATTACCGCAACAGAAAGCTGATTTCGCTTGGCTACTATGAAAACAAGGAGCACGCAGCCGCTGCTCGTGCCGCAGCTAACGAAAACGCAGGTTTTCACCAAAACCATGGGAAGCCAGCACAGCAGAGGGTGGCGAATTGTTCGATCTAGCTGATAAAAACTCGACGCGCGTGATCAAGGGCGGTCCCGAATCGCGGCTGTCGTTCGACGATCCCGAGCCGGCCGAGCACCGCGGCAACGTCCTGGACAACGACGAGCACCATCGCCTGCACAAGCGGCTGATGGGTAACTACCAGCGCGAGCTGGATCGCCAGCACGACAACCGCATCGAGCAGGCGCAGGACGAGGATTTCTACGACAACATCCAGTGGTCGGAAGAGGACGCCCGCACCCTGCGCGATCGCGGCCAGGCGCCTCTGACTTACAACGTCATCAGCCAGACCGTGAACTGGATCATCGGCAGCGAGAAGCGCGGGCGCACGGATTTCAACATCCTGCCGCGCGGCAAGGAGGACTCGAAGCCGGCCGAGCGCAAGACCAGCTTGCTCAAGTACCTGTCCGACGTGAACCGCACGCCTTTCCACCGCTCCCGCGCGTTCGAGGATGCCGTGAAGGTCGGAATCGGCTGGATCGAGGATGGCGTAACCGACGAGGACGACGGCGAGCCGATCTACAGCCGCTACGAGTCCTGGCGCAACATGCTGTGGGATTCGGCCTCGACCGAGTTCGACCTGTCCGACTGCCGCTACGTCATCCGCACCAAGTGGGTTGATCTCGACATCGCCATCGCCATGTTCCCAGATCGGCAGCACCTGCTCGAGCGCTCCGCCGAGGTGGGCGACCGGCTTGGCTACGACCTGACCAACGGCGACGAGGTGATGGACTACGCCGAGAACGAGCGCGAGACGACCGTAGGCTCCGCTATCGACAACGTGGATTCCCGCCGTGACCGCGTTCGCCTGATCGAAATATGGTTCCGCAAGCCAGAGCGCGTGCAGAAGGTGGTGGGCGGCGAGTTCGGCGGCGAGCCCTATGATCCCGAGCACCCGGGCCACATGAAGACCTTGGAAGCCGGCCAGGCCATCGTCGCCGAGCGCGTGATGCTGCGCATGCACTGCGCCGTGATGACCACCGAGGGGCTGCTGTTCTACGGACAGAGCCCGTACCGGCACAATCGGTTCCCCTTCACCCCGATCTGGGGCTACCGCCGCGGGCGCGACGGGCTGCCCTATGGCGTGATCCGCGGACTGAAGGACATCCAGGAGGACATCAACAAGCGCGCGAGCAAGGCGCTGTTCATCCTGTCCACGAACAAGACCATCATGGAAGAGGGCGCAGTGCCCGACATGGATGAGTTCATGGAAGAGGTTGCCAGGCCGGACGGCGTGCTGGTCGTCAAGCCCAACAAGCGCCTCGAGCTGAATGTTGACCGCGACCTGGCGCCGGCGCACCTCGACATGATGGGCCGCTCGATCCAGATGATTCAGTCGGTATCGGGCGTCACCGACGAGCTGATGGGGCGGACCACAAACGCCACGTCTGGCATTGCCGTGCAGGCGCGCCAGGAGCAGGGCGCCATGTCCACCAGCAAGCTGTTCGACAACCTGCGCTTTGCCGTCCAGGTGCAGGGCGAGAAGCAGCTGAGCCTGGTCGAACAGTATTTCACCGAGCAGAAGCAGTTCCGCATCACCAACAGCCGCGGCACGCCGGACTACATCACCGTGAACGACGGCCTGCCTGAGAACGACATCGTGCGCTCGAAGGCCGACTTCGTGATCTCCGACGCCGAGTGGCGCGCCTCCATGCGCCAGGCCCAGGCCGAGCAGCTGATGGAAATGATGACCCGCCTGCCGCCGCAGGTCGCCATGGTCATGCTGGACCTGGTGATCGAGACGATGGACCTGCCGAACCGCGACGAGCTGGTCAAGCGCATCCGCCAGGTGACCGGCCAGCGCGACCCGGACGCCCAGGAGCTGACCCCGGAAGAGCAGCAGGCCATGCAGGCGCAGCAGCAGCAGGCGCAACTGCAGCAGGAGATGTTCATGGCGGAGCTGCGCGCCAAGATCGCCAAGGCCGTCAAGGACGAGGTGGACGCCCAGGCCAAGGCCGCCGGCATCGCCAAGACCAACGTGGAGATCCAGCAGGCCGCCGTGAACACCGCCCAGACCGCCATGACGGCGCCGGGACTTCTGCCGGTGGCCGATGGCATAATGGAAGAGGCCGGCTTTGTCTCGGCCACTGACCAGCAGCGCATGCAGCAAGAGCAGGCCGCCCAGCAGCAGGCGATGGCCGAGCAGCAGGCGGCAGAGCAAGCCGCAATGCAGCAGATGCAGCAGGGCGACCCTGCCATGCAGCAGCAACCCGCACCGGATGGTGCAGCACCAGCCCCGCAACCCTAGAGGATTAAGGCATGAATCAAGCGACCCATGTAGCGAACCCTGTCCGCGTCAACGCGGTGCAGCTGGTCAGCTTCGGCGGCAGCACGGATACCGACGACATCACCGGCTACGACGCTGAAGGCAACAGCTACACCATCACCGCGGCAATGCGCGCCCGCTACGAGCCGGAGGCCGGTGACTACTTCGTCACCCAGGAGGACGGCTACCAGTATGTGAACCCGCGCGAAGTATTCGAGCGCAAGTATCAGCCCATCGACTGCCGCGTGACCTTCGCCGAAGCGCAGGAGATCGACAAGTTCCTGCGCGCTGTCGGCGAGCACGCCATCGACCGCGGCGAGCAGGCGGACATGGCTGTCGTGGTCTACGGCAGCTACGGCGGCACCATCCGCGTCGAATCCATCAATGGCGGTATCGACACCATCGGCCTGCTGAAGTTGGGCGAGCAGATCATGGTCAACACCATCATGCCCAACGGCAACGCCATCACCGACTGAGGACAACAGCCATGGCTTACACCGAAGAAGAACTCGCCGGCCTGACCGCCGAGGAACGCGCCGCGCTCGAAGAGGACGACGGCACCGAAACCGACGAGGAAGAGGACGATGAAACAGAATCCGGCGACGAAACTGAAGCGGATGCTGGCGACGATGCTGCTGAAGGCGCTGATGACGGCGAGCAGCAAGCCGACGATGGCGCAGATGACAGCGACGAGGGGGATGAATCCGGGGCTGAGCGTTCGCAGCAGCAAGGGCCGATCCTGGTAGCCGAGGCGCCGGAGAAGGCCGAAGAGCGCCTGGGCGAGATCAAGACCGCCAAGGCCGACCTGCGCAAGAAGTACGACGATGGCGAACTGACGTTCGACGAGTACGAAAGCCAGGTCGAGGCGCTGGACGACGAGCGCATGGAGATCCGCCTTGCGCTCAAGGAGGCCGAGACGGCAGCCAAGATCGAGCACCAGCGCCAGGTCAACGAGCGCGAGGCGCAGATCAACGGCTTCCTGGCTGAGATCGGGGTGAAGCGAGACTTCTCCGACCTGCGGTTCGCTGCGCTGGACAACGCGGTGAAGATCATCGCCAGCAAGGAAGAGAACGCCGACCTTGGCGTGCGCGAGATCCTGGAGAAGGCTTACGGCCTATGCGTCGAGCAGGGCGTGATCCAGAAGAAGGCCGACAAGGCGCCCGAGGTTCAGGCCAAGCCGCGCAAGCCNATCGCCACCGTTCCGAACCTGGCGAAGGTGCCGGCCGCTGACCAGACGGANACCGACGACGGCAACCGNTTCGCCTACATCGACCGCATNGCCGACCCGGTGGCGCGCGAGAAGGCATTCCAGAAGCTGAGCCCGGCCGACCAAGAAGCNTACCTTTCCACATAAGGGAAAATCATGCAGAGCACCCTGCGCATCGACCTGAAGCCCGGCGAGAGCGTGACCATCGGCGACGTTGCCGTCATCACGCTCGAGGAAAAATCCGGCAAGGCCGCACGCATCGTCTTCAAGGCCGATCGCAGTGTGCCCATCAACAAGGTCAGGCAGTCCACCGCGGCGCAGTCGCTGCGTAATGGGCTGTCGGCCATGTCTGCATGAGGTCGGTTGCAAAAGTGAACCGCCACGCCGATAATCAGACCGTCATAGAGCGCAGGAGCTGCCTATGGATTTATTTCATATCCACATGAGGGTAGCTCCATGGCTCAGACCGTCATTCCTTTCGGCGATCCGAAAGCTGCGAAAAAGTGGTCCTCGGCTCTTGCCGTAGACCAGATCAAAAAGTCCTACTTCGAGCGCAAGTTCATCGGCGAGTCCGACAACTCGGTCATCCAGAAGAAGACCGAGCTGGAAACCGACTCCGGTGACCGCATCAGCTTCGACCTGTCCGTGCAGCTGCGCGGCGAAGCAACCGAGGGCGATGCTCGCCTCGAGGGCAAGGAAGAAAGCCTGAAGTTCTACACCGACGAGGTGGTCATCGACCAGACCCGTAAGGCTGTGTCGGCAGGCGGCAAGATGACCCGCAAGCGCACCCCGCACGACCTGCGCAAGGTCGCCAAGGATCGCGCCTCCGACTACTGGGCTCGGTACATGGACGAGATGATGTTCATCTACCTGTCCGGTGCCCGCGGCATCAACAAGGACTTCCTGTTCCCGACCGATTGGGCTGGTCGCGCGCAGAACGCCATCCAGGCGCCTGATGCCGGCCACATGCTCTACGGCGGCGATGCCACCAGCAAGGCGACCCTGGTGGCTGACGACAAGATGACCCGCAATGTCATCGAGCGCGCTAAGGTTCTCGCCACCATGCTCCAGGCCCAAGACCCGGATGCCGCCAACATGGCGCCGCTGACGATCGAAGGCGAAGAGCACTACGTCCTGCTGATGAACCCGTTCCAGGCGCACGACCTGCGTACTGCCGCCGGTTCCGAGTGGCTGGACGTGCAGAAGGCCGCCGCTGCCGCTGAAGGCAAGAGCAACCCGATCTTCAAGGGTGGCCTGGGCATGATCAACAACGTGGTCCTGCACGAGCACCGCAACGGCATCCGCTTCAGCGACTACGGCGCTGGCAGCAACGTCGAGGCCGGTCGCGCCCTGTTCATGGGTCGCCAGGCTGGCGTGGTCGCCTACGGCACCCCAGGCGGCATGCGCTGGACCTGGGAGGAAGAGCTGAAGGACTACGGCAACGAGCCGACCGTCGCCTCGGGCGCCATCTTCGGCTTCAAGAAGTCCCGCTTCAACGGCAAGGATTTCGGTGTGATCAGCATCGACACCGCTGCCGCCAACCCGAACGCCTAACGGAGGGCTGAGTAATGGCTATCTTTCAATCCCGCTGGGGTGCTGGTCAGAAGATCGCCCCCGTGTCTCGTGAAGCCGGCGGCGCCGTCGTCGAGAAGTACGAGTTCACCATCAGTGCCAACCTGGCGTCGACCGACATCGTGGAGCTCGGCGTGCTGCCGGCCTACCACACTGTCGTCGATGCCACTCTGGTGACTGGCGACCTTGGCGCCGGCGTAACTGCTGACATCGGCATCATGTCCGGCACTCTCGGTTCGGTCGACGTATCCCGCACCAGCGGCAACGAGCTGTTTGCGGGCGCTGCGAACAACACCGTCGTTCGCATGAGCAAGGCGGCTGGATTCCAGATCGCCCCGGTTGAGGCTGACCGTTCGATCGGTCTGAAAGTCTCCGGCGCTGTCACTGCGAGTGATCAGAAGGTCACCCTGATCCTGACCACCAAGCAGTAACCGAGAGGGGCCGGGTTCGCTCGGCCCCTTTACCGAGAGGGCATCGCATGAAAATCGTGAGCAAAATCAAGCGCCGCAACGGGCACACTGTCACCCTGGGTGATACCGCCTACAAATTTCTGCCGCCCGACTATTCCGCCGAGGTCACCGACAAGGCGCATGTCAAGCGGTTCCTGTCGATCCCTGAAGGCTACGGCATCGCCGATGGCGAGGTATCGACCAAGGCCGAGCAGAACAGCGAGCCGAAGCGTGTCGAATCTGCCGAGTATGTCGGCAGCGACGTGCATCCTGCCGCCTTCGAGATCGGCGGCAAGACCATCGAGCAGGATGTCGTGGTCAAGCTGGCCGCCGGCGAGCGCACGGCAGAGCAGTGGAACGCCATGCCGGAAGGCGAGCGCGCCGACCTGATCGACGAGCAGCTGGACAAGCTGGCTGAGAGCACGGAAGGCACGGAAGACGGCGACACCGCCACGAAAGGCGCCACGGACGATCAGCTCGAAGGCGACCTGAACGGCGACGGCGAGCTGGACCGCGAAGAACTGGCCAAGCTGTACGAAGCCAAGTTCGGCAAGCGCCCGCATGGCAAGTGGACGGCCGATCGCATCAGCGAAGAGCTGAAGAAGGACGCTGAGTAATGGCGATCCGGGCCGGCGATGTTCTGCAGCGCGCGAGCATCATCCTCAATGATGAGGACTTCGTGCGCTGGACGAAGGAAGAGCTCTTCGCATGGCTGAACGATGCAGCCTGCGAGGTGGTCATTCGCCGGCCTGCTGCGCGTGCCGTCACCGGGGAGGTCACCCTGGCTGCCGGCGCGCTGCAGCGTCTGCCCGAACGTGGGCTCGAGCTCCTGGACGTGGTGCGCAACGTGGGCGGTCGCCCGGTTCGCCGCACCGATCGCCAGCTGCTCGACGACTCCGCGCCGGACTGGCCGATCATGCGCCAGGCCAGCGCCATCAAGCACTACACCTTCGACGAGCGCACGCCGACCGTGTTCTACGTCTATCCGCCGGCCAAGGCTGGCGTGACGGTGGAAGCTCTGTATTCCGAGTCACCGCCGGCCGTTGCTGCCGACGATGACCTGCTCGAGCTCGACCGCGCCTACATGGGCCCGCTGGTCAGCTACCTGCTTTACCGGGCACTCGCCAAAGACAGCGAGTTCGCCAACGGCGCATTGGCTGCCGCGCACTTCCAGGCCTTCACCGAGGCGCTGGGCACCAACAACGAAGTCACCGGCGCCGCATCGCCGAACGTGGGGAGCGTATGACCGAGATCGACGTATTCCTGCCGCGCATCATGCCCTACGTTCCGGGCTGCTCGGAGCCGACGGCGTTCTCCGCGATCATCCTGGCTGCGCAGCACTTCTGCGAGCGCACTCGCCTGTGGCGCGATGAAGACCAGTTCAACATCACGCCGACTAGCTGCAACGTCGTGTGCGTGCCGGAAGGCGCTCAGCTCTTCGAGATTGAGCAGGCCCTGCTGGATGGCCGCCCGCTGGAGCCGATCAGCGTAGGCGACCTTGACCGCGACATGCCGGACTGGCGCACCCGTGAGGCCAGCGCCGGCCGGTGGATTACCCAGACTTCGCCTGGCTCCGTGCTGGTGGTTCCGAAATGCAGCGGCAGGCTGTACCTGGCCACGACCCTGAAGCCGGCTGAAGAGGCCGAGCAGCTCCCTGACTTCATTGCAAGGGAGCACCGCCAGACCATCGCTGACGGCGCCCTGGCCGAGATACTGATGACACCGGGGCAGCCATTCACCGCGCCTGACCGGGCGCAGTTCTACTCCATGCGCTTCGAGAATCGTCTGGGGCAGCTATCCACCGCTTCAATCAAAGGCCAGCAGCGCGCAGCAGTGCGCACGCGGGCGCAATGGTTTTAAGGAGAGTCCATGGCCACCTACCAGAAATACAACTGCTTCGTCGAAGACGTGGCCGAGAAGAAGCACAACCTGGCCAGCGACGTGCTGAAGGTCGCCCTGACCAACACCGCGCCGCTGGCTACCCATGCCGTGCTGGCCGATATTGGTGAGATTGCCGCTGGCAACGGCTACACCGCCGGCGGCAACCAGGCCTTGCAGTCTTCGAGTTCGCAAACTGCAGGCACCTATGCCCTGTCGCTCAGCGACCCAGCCACCTGGGTGGCATCTGGCGGCACCATAGGCCCATTCCGCTATGCCGTGCTCTACAACAGCACCGCAGCAGGAGGGCTGCTTATTGGATGCTGGGACTACGGGCAAAACATCACCCTAAATGACGGCGAGACGTTCCGCGTCGACCTGTCTGCTCAAGTCCTGACCCTGAGCTGACCATGATCAACGGCTTCGCAGTCAACGGCGCCGAAGTCAACGGCGAGGTGGTGACGTTCCTGCTGGCAGATGGCGCTGTGTTCGCCGCTGCTGGCAGTGACGCGCTGCTGGCCTACGGGCGCGTGTTGCATGGCGAGGCTGGGGGCTATGCGAGCTCAGGCGTAGATGCGTCGTCGCTGCGAGGCTACGTCGTCGCCGCAATGCCTGGGGTCTACGCGCTGGGCGGTGCTGACGCCGGCAGTGTGCACGGCTACAAGATGTTCGCAACCACCGGCGAGTATCAGGCCGATGGCGAGCCGGCCGCGCTGCTCTATGCGAGAATCTTCCGCACCGAGCCTGGCGCGTACCAGTCGGCCGGCGCCGATGTGGTGTTCCTGCGCGACTACCGCTTTCCGTCAGAGGCCGGAAGCTACCTGCTGCAGGGCGGCGATGCGCGCCTGATGAAGGACTATCTGGCCAATGGCGATGCGGCAACATACCTGCTCGCTGGCGATGATGCAGACCTGCGCAAGAGCGTGTTTGATCGTGCGTTCGGTCGAGACTTTGCTCTGGCGTTCGACGACCGCAGCTTTGCGATCCGACCCGAAACAGCATTCCGCGCCGCCGATCCGGCTCGCCTGCTCAGGGTTCCGCAAGAAGACCGGGCGCTCTTCGTCCGTGACCAGCAACGTTTTGAAAGGAGAGCCTGATGCTGGGTGTGAAGCGTAAACAGCCAGGCGACACCCTGGACTACGACATCGACTTTGGCGACTGGCTTGTCGAAGGTGACAGCCTGGTCGCAGCTACCGCCACGGCTTCGCCTGATGGCCTTGTCATCGGGGATGTCGAGCGATTGCCGCCTCTGGTCAAGGTGTGGCTCTCCGGCGGCGTAGACGGCGAGTCCTACACCGTCACCGTCACCGTCACGACAGCCGATGGCCGAGTCAAGACGGTAAATTTCAACCTACGAGTAGCGGAGTGCTGATATGGCTGTCTTGCTCGCCAACAACGCAACATCGCGGCTTGCGTCATCCCTGACCGCCGCCGCAACCACGCTTTCCGTCACGACAGGCGAGGGCGCAAAGTTCCCCAGCCCTACGGGTGGCGACTGGTTCCCGCTGACCCTGATCAAGTCATCGGGCGCGCTGGAGATCGTCAAATGCACCGCCCGATCAGGCGACGTGCTCACCATTACGCGCGCCCAGGAAGCCACGCTGGCGCAGGCCTTTAGTGCGGGTGATCGTGTCGAGGTGCGCTACACCAAGGGCGCGCATGATGCGGTGATCGCCATGATCATGGACTTATCGAACGCAGCCCTTCTGGATGCCAACAATCTTTCAGACCTCGCCGATGCGGCCGTGGCGCGCCAGAATCTCGGCCTCCAGGACGGGGCTACGACGCCAAAGCAGGCGACGACCAGCGACACAGAAGTGGGCCGGCTGATGGTCAATGGCGCCCACGGTTTGGGCGGCAATATGGTCAACTGGCCGTCTTCCACTATCAACGACTACACCGTCAAAACCGGCTTCTATCGTGCCGCCAGCGAAGTTACTGGTTTCCCGTATGCTGAATATTGGGGTGTCAGGATTGAGCGAGCACCGGATGGCGCTTATGTCCGTCAATCAATCTGGTGTCTGAACAGGCGAGAATGCTACGAACGCATTGTCGTCAGTGGATCGCCCGGAGACTGGCTCAAGGTATTAACTAGTGGGAACGTCAGTGCATTCATTCAAACGCTGCTGGATGATGGTGATGCGGCGGCGGCGAGGGCTACGCTCGACGTTTACAGTAAGGTTGAAGCGGAAGGTATAGCGATAGGTGTTGGGCAGACATGGCAGAATGTAACTGCAAGTCGCGCGTCCGGCACTACGTATACAAACACCACAGGCAAGCCGATAATGGTTTCTGTGTATAGTAATGTCTTTAACAACAATAAGGCACAACTAAGTGCCTATGTGGATGGGTTGAATATACAGGTGAGCCTCAACCACTCCAATTATACCGGACGCGCGACCGTGTGCTTTATTGTTCCTGCTGCGTCAACTTATAGAGTCACACCGGGATATACCTCAATCGCAATGTGGGCGGAGCTACGTTAATGAAATATTTTAAAGACAAAAAAACAGGCGAAGTTTACGCCTACGAAACCGAAGCCGAGCGCAAAGAGTGGGGCAGTCCCGAGCTTGTCGAAATGACAGCAGAGGAAGTTGATGCGCACCTAAACCCGCCTGCCAAACCGTTAACTCGTGAGCAAATAGAGGCCTTGCGACTGCAAGCCTACGCCGACCAGATAACCGGCTCAGACCGCTACTTTTCCGAGGCTGCTCGACTGCAAGCGATGGGGGCTGCGCAAGAGGAAATCGATGCGGCGAATGCGGCAGGTGCCAAACGTTACGCTGAAATTCAGAGGGAATACCCATGGCCGGCATGATCCTGCGCGCGCTGCTTCAGTGGTCCTGGCTGATCCTTGCTCGCCTGGCCGGCATCCTGTCCGGCTTCCTGATGGTTGCCCTGGCGATCCCGTTCCGCGTTCCTGCCGTGTCGCTGAGCGATGGCCGGCCGATCGTCAACCTGCCGCGCTGGGCCTGGCTCTGGGGCAACGACTTCGACGGCCTTCTGGGCGACAAGCGCGGATGGTGGGCTGAGA